GCTGGTTGACGCTTAGCGCAAAAACCGCACGACAATTGACGGTATTTCGGCTGACGAGTGTCCACGACCGAGCAAATTCATCTCCTCACGAAGATAACGGTCGCTTCCAGAAAGATGTTTGTCTTCAGGCACTCCGTTCCCAGGCGGCATGTCTTTCAGTCTCCCACTCAATCTGATTCCCGTTGGAAGAAACCTATGCGCACTCAAGTACTGCGATGCATAACTGCGAAGCACCCCAACAGCTCCCTCTCGAGGTTGTCCCCCGAAATCCCTGAATGTCTCAGGCTGGGCTGCTTTGTTCGCAAGCTCTTGAATATCTGCGTCTGGCTTACCCTTATCCCAGAAAGCCCCTAAGAAATGGACTCGACCCAGCACTGTCTTCTCATCATCATGCAGCTGCAAACTGAATTCCGAATTTAGATACTGAGCCCATTGCCGCAACGTATCATGAGTTACCTTCGAGGAGACCTGCATGATAACGTCATCGCCCATCACATACAATGCTTCAGGACGAAAGCGGAAGTTGAATTTATGCGCAAGAGCATATGAAATAGCCACATTGCACACAGAATCCACCAGCTGTGTGAAATAACTACCACTAGGTACTCCATGATGCTTTCCAACGTACAAATGACCGTCAGGCATCACAATTGGAGTGGTGATGAAGTAAGTCACCACGATATCCCAACCAAAGTGCTCAAGGTCCTCTTCAGTGAACCAAGTGCTCAGAATGCGAAAGGCCTCTTTCAGCATGACACACGACAAAGTCGTGTCATACTTGCTATAGTCCAAGCAAACTGTGGTCCCAGGCTGATCCCGGAAATACCTATGAAGTCTAGCTCCCAGTTCGATTTTAGACTTCCCAAACGCCATGGGTGTATCGGCGCCAAGAAATCTTTCGATTAAAGGTCGTGCAAATCTAGCCTCCATTATTGTCATCTCTAATGGATAGCCCCACACAAGCCTAGTCTTGTTGCCCGCTTGCGTACGCTTGTAGGCAACACAGGGGTTGGGCGCCTTCCTCTTCATCCTCACCTGTCTTTCCCGGTCGAAGGAATAGGTAAGGGAGGCCGCTTTTGAAGTCATAAGAGGCAGACCGCTCGACTTCTCAAGCTTAAGCGCCTTTGTCGCTACTTGTTCATCTGACAAAACCTTGAGCTTACTCCAAGATTTTGGTCTCGCAAATATTTTATAAGCCTTGCGAAACCCGAACTCTAAATGCTCGTCCAGATGCTCAAATTTTGACCAATCTGTCGCATACCGATTCAAGGCGGTATACAATTGCTGAGGGTCATAAACAGAACGAGGGTCCTCATGAACTGTGAATCCTTGCTGCCTAAGAATCTCAGCCGTGAAGGCGTCAAATAACCCATCGGGATTGGGCTTTGACATCTGCGCCATGTACGACTTTAAAGCCGCACGCCTGAACGGTCCTCTGTCTTCCAACATCACACCGCTCCTCCTTGTTGTCGTGCCCGTTTCGCCGGGACCATGCGGCTAAATCACCTGAAGCAACCAAGCCAGCATCTGACGTCTAACGCCAAGTTTTGACCTAGCCATAAGGCTACATTGCTGCTCGTACAGCGAGAC